AGAAGCAATGAGTTCAGAAGAGCAAGATGAACTTGCTACTCAACTATTAATAAGTATCCTTCAGTAGGTGCTGCTCTAGCGACGAAGATCAATATAGCTCATCAGGATAGATTTTATACTGAGAGTGAAGCAATGAATGATTCATTAGAAGCTAGAGGTCATGTTGGTTTTGATCAAGGTAGAAAATTAGTTGCTAAAGAGTTAGGAATTAGTTAAAAAAGTAGTTGCCTTTTGATTAAAAAGAGGTTATAATAAAGTATAAAATGAAGAAAAGGAAATATAAAATGACATAGCGATAGTAAAGGTTGAGAGGCTGAATAAGGGAGAGCGATAGGCTCGACAGTCTCAGAGGTTTACAAGTCTGGTAGGACTCAAGGAACCGTAACCTCATCTAAAAACTGCCCGCTTCTACCGCTGAGGGGTATACCTAGGTAGAAGTGATTGTAAGAGAGCCCCTCATAAATTTAATTAAGGAGAGATTTTTATGAATAATACGTTAAAAGTAGGAAGCCCAGTTTATTCAAAGTTTGGTCATAGTAAGATTAAGAAGATAGAACTTTGCGAAAAACAAGGCGAAAAGTACGGTATTGATATAAAAGAGATTCCTTTTGATTTAGCTGATAGGTGTATTTTTGATCTAGATAACGGTCATTGGTCTTATGGATATGATCTAGATTATATTCCTTTCTAACTGCCCTTAGCTCAGCTGGATAGAGCAGCTGCCTTCTAAGCAGCAGGCCGGGAGTTCGAATCTCTCAGGGCAGGCCAAACTTTTTTAAAAAAAACTTAGTCTTAGAAAAACTTTTTTAAAAAAGTTAGTATAATAATAGTATAAGAAATTGAGAAATAAATTGTAGGAGATTTGAATATGGCTCATGAATTAGAAATAGTAGATAATAAAGCTCAAATGGCATATGTAGGTGAAAAGCCTTGGCATGGTTTAGGTGTAGAACTCAAAGAAGGTGTTATGCCTATGGAAATGATGGAAGCTGCTGGTCTAGACTGGGAAGTTAAAAAAGTTCCTCTTAAGTATAAATCTAGTGATGGATCAATGTTAAGTGTTCCTAATAAAGATGTCTTAATTAGACAATCAGATGATCAACCTTTAGATATCGTTGGTAAGGAATGGTATCCAGTTCAGAATAAGGAAGCTTTTCAGTTTTTTGAGAGCTTTTGTAAAGAAGGTTCTATTAAGATGCATACTGCAGGTTCGTTGTTTAACGGAAAGAAAGTATGGGCTTTAGGAAAGATCTCTTCTGACTTTGAATTATTCAATGGAGATAAAGTAGAAGGTTTTCTTTTATTCTCTAACCCTCATCAGTTTGGTCAGTCTGTAGATGTTAGATTTACTCCTATTAGAGTTGTATGTAATAATACTTTAACTTTATCTTTAGGTACTGAGTCTCAGAACTTTGCTAGAATCTCTCATAGAAAAGAGTTCGATCCAGAAATGGTTAAGAAGGTTTTAGGTCTTGCTCAAGAGAAAATGGATGAGTATAAAGATATTGCTGTGAATTTAGGTTCTAAGCAGATTTCAGATGCTAAGTTCAAAGAATTCTTAAGTAAAGTATTCGGTGAATCTAAGAAAGAAGATAAAGATACTAAAGAGAAGTTACTAACTAGAACTGCTCAGTTAGCTTATGATTCTTTCGAAACTCAGCCTGGAGCTAATTTCGCTAAAGGATCTTGGTGGCAGGCTCTTAACGCTGTTACTTATGTAACTGATCATAAGATTGGTACTTCTACTCAGACTAGATTGAATAGCATGTGGTATGGTGCTAATAGATCTAAAAAGATTAATGCAGTTAAAACAGCAATGGAGATGGCTAATGCTTAAATTAATTCCCCTTGGAGTAGCTTTATGCTGCTCCATTATTTTTCCTGTTTCAGCTCAAACTTCAGTTGAAACTAAATTAAACCAAACTGTAAGAGGAACGGTTTCAGATGAATATAAAAAAATTATTCGAAGAACACCTTATACAGTAGAAGTTTGTTCTGAAAGAGAAGTATCAGGAGATAAGACAGCTGATACTTTATTAGGAGCTCTTATTGGAGGTGCTATAGGTAATAATGTTACTAAAAATCTTCCTGATGGAGGTACTGCAGGAGCTATTATAGGTGGTATTATTGCTAATCAAAATAGTGATGCTTCAGGTGGAACTAAACTTATTTGTAATAAAACTACAAGGTATAATGAGTCGATGGAAACAATTTATTCTCACTCTACTATAACATTTGTGATAAATGGTATTGAACATAGGCTAAAGTTTAAAAAATAAATGTTTTATAATATTGAAAAATTAACTGAATTAGAAAAAGTAATTTCAGACAATCTGAGTTCAGCAGATTGTTTGAATGATTCAGGTGATGCTAAAGTATTAAGAAAAATTTGGATTAATTATAGAACGGATATGCCTAACTGTTTACGTGTTGTAAGAGAACATAAGGAGTTATTAGAAAAACTACAAAAGGATCTAAAATGAGACAATTCATATATGATAGTTGGAATGCTGTTATGAATTTTAACTATAACCCTTTAAAAAATATTCCTGATTTGCAAGTTAGACATATGGTAATGCAGATACTTGCATGGATGTGGTGTATAGCTTTTTCGAGTTACTTTGGTAGTATGTGGGTTTTTGGTATAACTACTATTGCTCATATTTTTCTTATATCAGCTATTGTAGTAACTGTAGCTACATTTACATCAGCAAGAAAATTAAATTTTACATATCATACACCTAGTCGTTCTAGAGCAATTTATGTAAACGGAAAAAGAGTTGAACTAGATCCTAAGGATGTAGGCGGAGAACATGAATAAAGTTTATTATACTTGGCAAAAAATAGATCATCTAGTGCATGGAATTGCATTAGATCTTTATCGTAAAGAATGGGTTCCTGATTATATAGTTGGTGTTGTAAGAGGTGGAGCTATTCCAGGTATTCAATTATCTCATATAATGGATAAACCTTTTTTACCTTTAGATATAAGATTAAGAGATAATGTGGTGTCAAACGCTATGGGATTCCAACATTTTTTTGATATTGCAACTCATTTCTCTGAAGATAAAAAAGTATTGTTTATTGACGATATAAATGATAGTAGTGGTACATTAGCATATATTGATGATAGAATGTTAAGCAATAGAGATAACTTAACTTTTAAATATGAATTTGCTATGGTATTAGAAAGAGTAAGTGCTCCTTATTCAGCGTTGTTTGTAGGAGAAGAATTAACAGAAAAAGCAACAGATGGTGACCCTGATGCTTGGATAGTTTTCCCTTGGGAGAACCAATTTAACATACCCGAGGATTAAATGAGAATTGAAACAGATATTAAATTAGATTTTAATGATGTACTTTTAAAACCTAAAAGAAGTACACTTGAATCTAGATCACAAGTAAGATTAGAGAGAAAATTTACTTTTAAAAATAGTAACCGCCAATGGGAAGGTATTCCTATTATTGCTTCTAATATGGATGCAACAGGTACTGTAGAGACATACAAAGTACTTAATCGTTATAAGATACTTACCTTTCTTCATAAACATTATAATATTGATACTTTGTATGATCTTTTTGCTTCTGAAAAGAGAGAGAATTTAGCTTACTCAATGGGTATTACAGATTTAGATACTCAGAAATGGAAAATGCTAAAAAGTAAACTTCCAAAAGATACTATAAAGTTTGTTAATATTGATGTAGCAAATGGATATACTGAAAGGTTTATTAATTTTATAAAAAGTTTTAGAGAAGAAAATCCTAATACTATTATAGTTGCTGGTAATGTATGTACTGCTGATCAAACGCAAGAGCTTATTTTAAGCGGAGCAGATATTATTAAAATTGGTATAGGACCAGGTTCTGTATGTACTACTAGAATACAAACAGGAGTAGGTTTTCCTCAATTATCTGCAGTTATAGAATGTAGTGATGCTGCTAATGGATTAGGTGGACATGTTATTTCAGATGGTGGTTGTACATCTCCAGGCGATGTAGCAAAAGCATTTGGTGCTGGAGCTCACTTTACTATGCTAGGTGGTATGTTAGCAGGTCACGAAGAATCTGGTGGTGATCTTGTTAATAGAGATGGTGAAATGGTAAAGCAGTTTTATGGTATGTCATCTGAAGTAGCTCAGAATAAGTATGATGGTGGGTTAAGTAAATATAAAAGTGCTGAAGGTAAAGTTGTTACTATGCCATTTAAAGGACCTTTAGAACCTACTGTACAAAGTATATTAGGTGGTTTAAGATCTGCTTGTACTTATGTTGGAGCAGCTAAGATAAGAGAATTAAGTAAGTGTAGTACCTTTATTTTAGTGAATAATACTCATAACAAAGTTTACGAATAATAAATAATTCAACCAGGTAGCTCCTGTAGGTAAAACAGCAATTACATTTAAAAAATTAATTTATCGGAGCTATTATGGATTTTTACGAAACTATGTTTGTTACTACTCTTGTGTCCGTCGTCGGTTTTGTCGCCTGGCGTGTGTACATTATTGAGACTAATCATTTAAAGCATATAACAACAAGTATCGCAGAAATTAAGAATGATATTAAGTGGCTCGTTTCCTTCCACAAAGACAAAGAATAAACTTTTTCAAAAAATCAACTATAATAATATAGATACCAATAATTTTGAGGTGCTATATGGCTAATCGTGTTACTAAAACTAGTAAGCAAAAGCTTATTGATGAACTTACTCCTAAAAGAACTAAGTTTCGAAAATCTCGTAAACCTATGTCTGAAGAACAGAAAGCTAAAGCTGTTGAAAGACTAGCAAAAGCTAGAGCAGCTAAGCAAGCTAAGAACCCTACTAAGAAGTTGACTCATCATCCTTCAGTTTATCTACCAGATGCAAGACCATTAGAAGATGTATTAGCTTGGTTAAAGAATGCTAAAGAATTATATTCTTCTGCAAAATCTAGTCTTAAACAAAAAGGTCTTACTAATAAAGAGTGGGCTCATAGAAACGCTGAGATGAATAGGTGGTATGGTTATACTCAAGACATTAACTGGTATCTAAGACACGGAGATTGGATATGCGATTTCTGGGGCAGTGATATGCAAATGAAAACTAAATGGCAAGTCATTGCATCATCTCCTACAGCTAAATATAAACCTGGAGATGTCTATACAATTGATGATTTGAAAAAAGTCGAAGAAGTTACTATAACAAGAAAAACTAGAAGGAAAAAGAAATGAAACTGAGCAAGCAAACGTTAGCTATACTTAAGAACTTTTCTGCTATTAATCAATCTATCGTTATTAAACCTGGTAATAAGATAGAAACTATTAGTAACGTTAAAGATGTATTTGCTGATGCTACCATTGAGGAGACCTTTGATAAACAGGTTTCTATATATGATCTAAATGAGTTATTAGGAGTTATATCTTTATTTGAAGATCCTGATATTACTTTAGAAGACGATCATATGTTACTTATTCAAGGTAAAACTAAGCAGAAATATTTTTATGCTGATCCTACTGTTATTACTCAACCTCCTGAGAAAGGTGTTACTTTACCTTCTGAAGAGATTAAACTACAAATAGATAGAAATACTTTAGGTATGATAGTAAGAGCTGCTTCTATTAATAATGCTAGTGACTTAACTTTTACTAATGACGGTATTGTAGTTCATGATAAAGCAGTACCTAACTCTAATCAGTTTAGTGTTGATACTCCTGATACTGATGATAAGTATAATTTATCTATCTCTGTAGATAAACTTAAGATGGTTCCAGATGATTATGACGTAGCTATTTGTACTAAAGGTTTAGCTAGATTTACTGGTAACTATATCAATTATTATGTAGCGTTACAACCTGAAGGTAGTTATGAAAAAGGGTAAAAAACAATTAATGACTCCAGAAGAAAGAATGTCTCTAGAAGAAGCTATTATGGATGCGCATCTTGCAGCAGACAAATATTTAGCTTCTGGTAAAGAGGTACATGTAAAATTATTAGAGTTATCTGTTGCTGATGCAATGGACTATGTTGAGTTATTATCTGATAAACTTAGAGATGATCCTAAATCAGAAAATTATAAACTCCATATGCTTGTACCTTTACAATTAAGTATTTTAATAGAAGAAAGAAAGGAAAAAGATGCCAAGAAAGCACTCACCTGAACAATTAGGTATGTGGGCCAAAGAAAACGGAATGTGGAAATGGTCTGAAGCTTACCATCCTCAAGAAGTAGAAAAAAGGCGCCAAGACGCATTAAGAAGCTATAATAGAAGAAAGAACGGCGAACCGGAACCTAGATTTGAAAGGAAAAGACGTGGCAGGTGAACAATTTATTTGGGCTGAGAAATATCGTCCGGATAACATAGAAGAAACTATCTTACCAGATAATCTTAAAAAAGTATTCTATAATTTAATCAAGCAGGGTGAAGTAACTAACCTGCTTTTCTCAGGTTCAGCAGGTACAGGTAAGACTACTGCTGCTAAAGCTCTTTGTAAAGAACTTGATTGTGATTATATTGTAGTTAATGGTTCTGATGAAGGTAGGTCTATAGATATACTTAGAGATAAAATTAAAAAGTTTGTATCGACTACTTCTATGAAAGATAAACCTAAAGTAGTTATTATTGATGAAGCTGATTACTTAGGACCTGCTGTTCAACCAGCTCTTAGAAACTTTATAGAAGAGTTCTCTAAGAATAGTAGATTCATACTTACTTGTAACTATAAGCATAAAATTATACCTCCTCTTCATAGTAGATGTTCTGTAGTAGACTTTACTGTAGGTAAAGAAGAGAAGGCTCAGATTATGGCTTCTATTGCTAAACGTATGATATCTATATTGCAGTTTGAAAAGATAGACTTTAATCAGACTGCTGTACTAGAAATAGTTAAACGATTCTATCCTGATACTAGAAGAACTATTAATGAACTTCAGAGATATAGTCAAGTTAATGGTAAGATTGATTCTGGTATTATTGCATTAGTAGATACTTCTAAAGTAAAATCTCTTATAGGTTTTATGAAGAAAGGTGACTTTAAGTCTTGTAGGCAATGGATTGCAGATAATCCTGAGACTGATCAGTTATTTGATGACTTGTATACTAATATAAATGAATATGTAGAACCTGCATCTTTACCTAATCTTATATTAATTATGGGTGAGTATCAACATAAAGCTGCTTTTGTAACTAATCAAGAAATTAACTTAGCTGCTTTTGTAGTTGAAGTAATGAAGAGTGTAAAATGGAAATAGATCTATTCGGAAATATTATTGAAAGAAAAGAAGAGTATGTAGCTGAAGAAGTAAAAGCTAATCCTTTTGAGTTACTAAAAAATATATCTAATAAAAATTATCCTGAGTCTACTTTCGGTTTCAATAAATTTTTAACTAACTTAGGTATGAGTCAACGTTCTGATACTGTGTTATTCGCTAATGAAATGAATAAATATGATAGCTTATCAGATCAAATATGTTTTGACTTCTACTATCATGGACTTCCTAAGAAAAATTATTTCGCGAAATGGGCTAAGAAATTTACTTCAGACTATACTGATATGGTCAAAGAATATTTTTCAGTCTCACATAAAGTAGCTAAACAATACGAAAAGATTTTAGATAAAGAACAGCTAGAACAAATTAAACAATGGTATAATAACAGAAAGGGAGGCAAATAATGATATATGCATTTTTACTAATTGCTATGTTTGGAATTAATAATAAGGAGTTTATTGATACTTCAAGCAAACAATTAAAAGAAGGTTATTCTTGGACGCAAATCGAATGTAGAGAAGCTACACCAGGAATTCCAGCTTTAACAATAGATTCACCTAATGGTAAATCTTATGTGTGCAATAAATTAACTAAAACTAATAAATAATTAGTTAATTAACAAGGGAGACATTCAAATGTCATTTGATATTACTAAAGCATCTTTAGATGAAATTAAAAATAAGTGCAGACTTATTAGTAAAGACGAACATGGTCATGAAATTCAGGACCAAAGAATAACTATGATGGCTAAAATCTATAACTGTATTCAAGAAGCAGATGTAGCAAAAGAGTCAGGTGATACAGCTGCTGCTGAATGGTTAACTAATAGAGCCGCAGAATTAGCAGAGAACTGGAAAGACCAACTTAACGACTAGTATCTAAATCTATTAAATAACTTATAAATGATGATTAGGTTATGATAGAAAATTTATTAGAAGTTAAATTAGGCGAACGCGATAATTTCCTTAAAATTGTCGAAACTCTGACACGAATAGGTGTTGAAGGTTCTGATAATAAACTCGTTCAAACATGTCATTTACTCCATAAGAGAGGTAAATATTTTCTATGTCATTATAGAGAGTTGTTTATTTTAGATGGTTATGAACGAGAGTTAAAAGAAGATGATATTAAGAGACGAAATGGAATCGCAAAGCTACTCGAACAATGGAATTTATGTACTATTGTTGAAAAACCTAAATCCGAGCCAAACTCACTGGCTCGGGTTAAAATTATTCCCTTCAAAGAAAAAGCCAAATGGCAACTCAAACAAAATTATACGATCGGTAAAAAGAAATAACTTTACCACTATAACTATTGTATGAGTAAATATTATACTAATGTTAATCGATGGGGTAATACTCTCTTTGTAAGAGGTATTTCAGATGGTAAAGAGTTTAGAGATAAACTTAATTACTCTCCTACTCTTTATATTGAATCTAAAAAAGAGACTGGTGTAACTAGTCTTTATGGTACGCCGCTTAAACCTACTCAGTTTGATAAGATGCAAGAAGCTACTGAGTTTGCTAAAAAGCATGAAGATACTAATCTTAAACTTTACGGTTTTCCTTTATTTCATTCTAGTTATATCAATGAGACTTTTCCTAATGCTGAAAAGACTTATAACAGAGATGAGATTAGAACTTTTAATATTGATATCGAGGTAACTTCTAACGAAGGTTTTCCTACTGCTAAAGAAGCTGCTTATCCTGTTACTGCTATTTGTATTCACGATAATATTTCTGATAAGTATATTACTTTAGGTGATAACGACTGGGATAGTTCTAAATCTGAATTACCTCAAGAGATTATCGATAAAGTTGTTTATATTAAATGTTCTTCTGAGCATGATCTACTAACTAAGTTTCTTAAGTTCTGGAAAGATAATTGTCCTCATGTTGTAACGGGTTGGAACGTTGCAGGTTTCGATATGCCTTATTTGTATAATAGATTGAATAATCTTGGTTTCGATGCTGGTAAGTTATCTCCTTGGGGTAGATGTGATATGAGAGAGTATCAGACTAGAAGAGGTATAGAAACTGAAGTAGCTATGAAAGGTGTATCTGTTATTGACTATATTGTACTCTATAGAAGAAATAGAATACAAGAGTCTTATAGACTAGATTGGGTAGCTCACTTAGAGCTAGGTCAACGTAAGTTAGATCATAGTGAAGTAACTGGTTTGCATATGCTTTACTATAGTAATTATCAAAAATTTATCGATTATAATATTCAAGATGTTAATCTAGTAGGTTTACTCGATAAAAAGATGGGTCTAATAGACGCTCAGTTAGCTATGGCTTATAAAGCATCTCTTAACTATGACGAAGTAAGTTCACCTGTGAGAGCGTGGGACTCCCTCATCAATAAAGAGCTAATTAAAGAAAATAAACATCCTCACTTTAATATAGTTGCAGGTGATAAGACTTCTCAGATACCTGGCGGTCATGTAAAAGAACCTATTGCAGGTAAACATGGATGGGTTTTATCTTTTGACTTAAACTCTCTATATCCTCATCTTGTTATGCAATATAATATTTCTCCTGAGACTATCATAAACGAATCTAAAGTATGGGCTGATATATCTCCTGAAGAACGTATAAGACGATTCTTAAATAGAGAACCTTTACCTGACGATTGTAAAGGTAAAATTATTGCAGGTTCTGGTTGGAAGTATCATGATAAGATCGAAGGTATAATGCCTCGTATTATGAGAACTCTTTACGAAGAGAGACTTATATTCAAAGATAGAATGATAGAAAAGCAGAAGAAAGGTGAACCTTCTACTTACGAACAGAATAATCAGCAAGTTAGAAAGATTCTATTGAATAGTGGTTATGGTGCTATTACTAATAAGTTCTATAGATGGTACGATCAACGATTAGGTGAATCTATTACTCTATCAGGTCAGTTTATTATTCAAGAAGCTGAAAAGAACTTAAATGCTTTTATGAATAAACTACTTAAGACTGAAAATAAAGATTATATTATTGCTATCGATACTGACTCTAATTATCTTAACGTTCAACCTCTTGTAGATAAATTTTTCTCTGATAAGTCTAGAGAAGAAATCATTGATATTTTAGATAAGATAGCTGAAGAGCAATTAGATAGAATACTAGAAGAAGGTTATCAAGACGTATCTAAGTATATGAATACTAGAGGTCAGAAGATGGTAATGAAACGAGAGTGTATTGCTGAAACTGCTGTATGGACTGCTAAGAAACGATATGCTATGTCTGTATGGGATACTGAAGGTGTTAGACATAAAGAAGCTAAGATAAAGATTCAAGGTTTAGATGCTATTAGATCTTCTACTCCTCAAATTATGAGAGGGAAACTCCTTAACATGATTACTCTTACTTTGCAAACTGATGAAGAGACTTTACAGAAATATATTAAAGAAGTTAAAGAAGAATATATGAAAATGGTTCCTCAGGATATTGCTTTTCCTAGAACTATGAACTCTATTACTGATTATACTATTAAAGAAGGGTTTATGAAAGGTACTCCTCCTCATGTAAGAGGTGCTATTGCTTTCAATAGATTACTAGAACAGAAAAACTTAACCAAGAAATGGGAAAAGATTAATAATGGAGAGAAGGGTAGATTTGTATATCTTAGAGAACCTAATAACGTAGGTACTCATGTTATATCTTTTATGACTTCTTTACCGGATGAAGTAGATATCAATAAGTATATTGATTATGAAAAAATGTTTTCTAAAACTGTTACTGAACCTTTCAAACATATATTAGATCCAATTGGTTGGTCTTCTGTTAAAAGGGCTACACTAGTCGACTTCTTTTCTTAATAAATAATTAGAAAGAGAGAAGTAAAATGTCAATTGATCCAAATATACTAGCACAATTCAAAAATATGAATGAACTCACTGAATTTCTTAGCGAAAGAATCAATTCTGGCGTTGAGATTTCTCGTGGTAAAAATGGTTTAGAAAGATCCAAAGAAGCGAAAGCTAAAATGGATAGAGAAAAGCATAGAGATTTAAGAAGAAGAGGTTATAGAGAAGAAACCGAAATAGAAGAAGCTGAAAAGAAAGCGCATGATAGAAATACTAAAACAAAAGAAACAGAAGTAAAGAAACATGCTAATGGCGGTGAAACTCATAAGACTATTGAGAAAGAACCAATGCCTGATCAGGATATGGAACAAGAACAGCCACCTGAAGAGCAGCCACCAGCTCCTCCTCCAGTACAGCCTCAACCTGGGTCTCAAGTAAAGATTGGTCGAAAAGTATTAGACAAGAAGATAGAACCTACAGCTAAAAAAATTACAGTAAGTAAAGAAGAACAAAAGATAAATGTAAAGCCGAAGGTAATGATAGACACCAAGAAGGATATAGGCGTAAATAAGTAGATAATGGAATTAAATGCTGATACGATAGAGTTATTTGCTGCGAAAAATTATACAAATCCGTTTTGTCATAGTAAAGAAGAATTTATTGAAGACTTAAATAGATTTAAATTAGCAAAGAAACTCGCTAAGAAAGTAAATACAGATAAGACTAAAAATATAAGGTTATTAGTAAATCACATAATATGTTTTACAAATAACTTTGAAAGAAATGCAGCAAAGAAAATATTATTTGCCTTTGCTACAGAAGAAGAAAAAGAAGTCTTTAAAACCGTACTAACTTATCTTAGTTTATTAGATAGTAAGGAATACGCAGATATAGGACATTGTTTGTATACTGCAAAATTATTGAAGGAAATGGACAATGCCAGCCGTTAACGTTGTAGATACATTAATTATTTTTAGGATACTTAAGAAGCTAGTAACTCCTTATAATAAAATGAAGGCGTTTGAATTAGGCTTAATTGATGCAGATGGTAAGTCATTAAAGAAAGCTAAATCCTCAGAAGAAAAAGGTGCTATGACTCTAGTAGACAGATTAGTACTTAATATGAAAAGATTACTTGGAAAAGTACCATTAGGTAAGACTAGACTAGCATCATATATTGCTGCTTTAGCTCTTCTTAAAGAACATGTACAAGATGAATATAATAATGAAACAGCAAATGCACTTATGGAAAAATTAGAAGAAAATAGAATTATACCTAAACTTGAGCATGATATAGGAACTAAAGAAGGTTACCTAGCCGCTATGGAAGAAGCTATTATGATAGAAATGCATTCTGGAGCTGCATTAGGTGGTCCTCTTAGTCCTACAACAACAAATTCTCAAGCAAATGCCTCTGGACTAGCCGGTCCTACAGGTCCTTCGAAAAAAAGAAAGAACTTAACGAAAATTTTATCAAGAGTTTAATATAACTATATTATGCTTGATGTAAAAGAAGTTAAATGTCCTTATTGTAGCGATACTGCTTTTGTGTATAAAACTGAAGTAGAAATGTTTCTTTGTCACGGGTGTCAAAGAGATTTGAACTATGAGAAGGTAAAAGAATATGATGCTAATAAGTCAGTTGATACTGGGAGTAGGAATACTAGGATTGATATCCGCCAAAACGTGGACTATAGTAGTGTGCTACGTTATTGTGAGAGGTTGGATACTTTACCTGATAGCCATAAGTGCGTACGTTATGTACGGTCTCGTGGCATCGATAGTAGCCTTCTGGTGGATCTCTATTACAGTGAACGGTTTAGAGAGATTGGTATTTCAACGGGAAATATCATGGTTAAAGGAGATGAATCACCGCGATTAGTAATACCTATTCGTAATAGTGAAGGTAAGATATATGGTATGCAGGGTAGAGCCTTAGATGATAATGAAATGAGATACCTCACTATGTACTTTAATAATAATGAGAGAATATATGGTTTAGATAAAGTCGATGTCACTAAACCTTTTAATGTAGTAGAAGGCCCTATCGACAGTTTTTTTATAAAAAATTGTGTAGCTTTATGCGGAGCGAACGATATTGATAATAAATATTCTAAGCTTGCAACAATCATATTAGATAACGAGCCGCGTAATAGGCAGATTGTTGACAAGGTAGCTAAATACCTTGATCGACAATTCAAGGTAGTGATCTGGCCAGATCATATTAAAGAAAAAGACATTAACGAAATGACACTTGCCGGTATCGACGTCAATGCTGTCGTTACCAGTAACACCTTTAGTGGACTGACCGGAAAATTACAACTGAATGCTTGGAAAAAAACCCAATGAAATACGAAAAAATTAAAATCGATCTCTCTAGAGATAGTTTACTAACTGAATATTCAATAAACCTTCTCAAAGATTTCTATATGAGACCTAGTGAGAAGTCGCCTCAAGAAGCATTTGCAAGAGCTTCGTGGGCTTGGTCTACTTATAAAGGTGCTACTGATGAAGCATTAGCTCAAAGATTATATGATTATGTAAGTAAAAAATATTTTCTATTTGCTTCTCCTGTTTTATCTAATGCTCCTAATGGAGAGAAGAATAATAAAGGAATGCCTATTTCTTGTTTTCTTACTTATGTTCCTGATACTATTGATGGGTTAATTCAACATTCATCTGAGTTAAGATACTTAAGTATTTTTGGAGGTGGAGTAGGAGGTCATTGGTCTGATGTTAGAACTGTTTCTGATATTGCTCCAGGTCCTATACCTTTTCTTCATACGGTAGATGCTGATATGATAGCTTATAGACAAGGTAAAACTAGAAAAGGTAGTTATGCTGCTTATCTAGATATTAGCCATCCAGATATTATGGAATTCATTAATATGAGAATACCTACTGGAGACGTTCAAAGAAAAGCTTTAAATTTACATAATGCTGTAAATGTTACTGATAATTTTATGCATGCTGTATTTGAAAATCAACCTTGGAATCTTATTGATCCTAAAGATGGTGCTGTAAAGGAGACTGTTGATGCAAGAAAACTATGGGAACGTATTATTGAAATTAGATTCAGGACTGGTGAGCCATATCTTAACTTTATTGATACTGCTAACGCTTCGTTACCCTCAAATTTAAAAAATATAGGTTTAAAGATTCACGGGTCTAACTTATGTAACGAAATACATTTACCTACTGCAGCAGATAGAACTGCTGTATGTTGTTTATCTTCTCTTAATTTAGAGTACTATGATGAATGGAAAGATACTACTATTGTTCAAGATATAACTACTATGTTGGATAACGTTTTAGAATATTTCATTGAAAACGCTCCTAATGAAATTATGAGAGCAAAATATAGTGCTAAGAGAGAAAGATCTATTGGTATTGGTGCTATGGGTTTCCATTCTTATTTACATAAAAAAGGTATTCCGTGGGAAAATGAAAGTGCTAAAGTGCATAATACTGTAATTTTTCATAAGATAAAACAAAATGCAGTCGCTCAATCTAAAAAATTAGCTGAAGAGAGAGGAGAGTATCCTGATGGTATGGGAACTGGTCTTAGAAATGCGCACTTACTTGCTATCGCTCCCAACGCTAGTTCTGGTATCATTCTTTCTACTTCTCCTAGTATTGAACCGATGAAAGCTAATGCTTATACTCATAGAACTAGAGGCGGGTCATTCTTAGTAAAGAATAAGTATCTAGAAAAAGTGTTAGAAGAAAAAGGAATTAATACAGAAAAAACTTGGAGTTCCATTATAACAAATAAAGGATCAGTCCAACATCTAACTAAATTGAATAAGAAAGAAAAAGATATTTTTAAAACTGCTCAAGAGTTAGATCAAAGATGGGTTGTCGAATTAGCAGCTGATAGACAAAGATTTATATGTCAAGGTCAATCAGTTAACTTATTCTTCCCTTCTGGAGTTGATAGAAACTATGTTAATGAAGTTCATTTACAAGCATGGGAAAAGAAATTAAAAGGTTTATATTATCTTAGAACTGAATCTAAATCTAGAGCAGAGACTGTTGCAGATAAAGTTGAAAGAGTAGCTTTAGAAGATGATAAAACTAATATCTTATATGGTAGACCTGGATGTCAATATTGTGAAATGGCTAAGGACGAACTAGGTATGAGAGGTATACAATATGAGTATATCGATTTAGAGTTAGCAGGTAAAACTGCTGCAGAGGTTACTGGAAGAAAAGTAACTACATTACCGCAAATATATTTAAATGGAGAATATGTAGGTGGTTATGATCAACTAATGGCATTACTAAATAATGCTCAAGTAGAAGAAGGCGATGAGTGCGTAGCCTGCCAAGGATAGGAGTATATTATGGCATCATATACAGATAAGTTAAAAGCTCAGTTAGACAGAGTAGTACTAAGAGGTTCTCCAGATAAAGAAACTTTTAGAGCTATCGCTGAGATCATGTTTGAAATGAATGAGCGAATTAATAAATTAGAAAAGTCTATTGTGTTAGACGAGAAACTGAAACAAGAGGAATAAATGCTTTTACAAGAGTCAAAAGCTTACCGCCCTTTTATTTACCCCTGGGCAGTAGAGCTTACTAAAAAACATGAAGAAGTGCATTGGGTAGAAGACGAAGCTGAGTTATCAGAAGATGTACAAGATTGGAAGACTAAATTAAGTGATCAAGAAAAAGAGTTTATTACTCATATTCTTAGATTGTTTACTCAGTCTGACGTTCAAGTAGGACAAAATTATTTTGACTATCTTATTCCTAAGATTAAAAATAATGAAGCACGAAACATGTTAGGCTCTTTTGCTAGTAGAGAAGGAGTTCATCAAAGAGCATATGCTTTATTGAATGATACTCTAGGTTTACCAGAAGAAGACTTTCATAAGTTTATGGAATATTCTGAAATGGCTGACAAGATTGAGTTCATGCAAGATAATAATGTAAGTACTCATCAAGGATTAGCACTAGCTTTTGCTCAGTCAGTTTTTAACGAAGGAATGTCATTATTTGCATCTTTTGTTATGTTACTTAATTTCCAACGTTTTGGTAAAATGAAGGGAATGGGAACCATTGTTGAGTGGTCTATTAGAGATGAGTCTATTCATGTAATGGGAAATGCAAAACTATTTAGAGAGTTCGTAAGTGAGCATCCTAAAGTAGTAAACGACGAGTTAAAGTCTAAGATATATCAAATGGCTAAAGATTCTGTAGCATTAGAAGATAAGTTTATTAAACTTGCATTCAAAAACGCTACCATCGAAGGTTTAACTGAAGATGAAGTAAAGAAGTACATTAGACATATTGCAGATAGACGATTACTACAATTGGGAATGAAACCTAAATATAATGTAAAAGATAACCCGATTCAATGGCTAGATTGGATTCTTAATGGAGCTTCTCATGATAACTTCTTTGAGAAGAGAGTTACAGAATATTCGGTTAACGGATTAGAAGGCGATTGGGGGGAGTATAAACGTAGTACTTCGTGGCATGCCCGCGAGGATCAAAAAAGGAGCGTTGCGTGAATACAGAAGATCATGTAAAAAAAATAAGAAAGCATATGCGTGCTGCTATCGAGAATGTGGAAGTAGAGTTATATCCTTTTCCACATTTTCAGGTAGAAAATATTTGGCCTAAAAGCATCTATGAAGGGTTTCATGAGTGTAACCCTTTAATAACTCAATCACATTTATCTAAACCTTGGTTACAAAAGCATAGTAAGAACAACTCTCACTATCAGATTCGTAAACAAGTAGATTGTTATGACATCGTGAAAGCAGATAAAACACAGCCTGATGTGCAGTTTTGGCAGATTATTCATGACGTATTAATCAAAGATAATTGGTATGTAAATACAATTGCAAATCATTTTAAAACTTATTTTGCTACTCAATTTGGACCATTAATGAAAGATAATAAATGGTCAGATAGTGTAGTACAAGAATGGTTTGTACAGAGACATGATAAAGATTATTTTATTGGACCTCATACAGATAGAGAAGATAGAGTTTTTACTAATATATTTTCATTTCCTAAACAAGAAGGATTTGAGCATTTAGGTACTTCTTTATGGCAAGCTAAAGATAAAGATATCTCTTACGGAGGTAGACATTTTGGTTTTGATGGTTTTACTAAAGCAGCTCAAATGTCATATAAGCCTAATCAATTATTTGTTTTCTTTAAGTCTCGTTGGTGCTTTCATGCAGTTGAAAAATTTAATGAAGTCGATGATACTTATAGATACGGAATGCAAATTCAGGTTTACGAACCTAGTGATGCATTTAGAAATATAACTAAGGATACACCTGGTTATACTACTTTGTTAGGAGATGGTAGATAATGTATAAAGAACGATTTGTAGGAGCTCTTAAAGCTAAGTATGAAGCTCAGTATAAAGAAGCTGAAGCTACAATTCAAGTATATCTTAACAATCCAGTTGCTATTGGAGAACATCCTCAGCATGTTGAAGAGATGGATAAACTTATTGCTTCGATGACTGATGCTAGAGATAAGCTTGAAACTATTAAAGAATTAGAAAACAATCCAGGATTATTAGTTGAATCGACCTAAAATCTACGAGAGAAATCCTGATACTGGAGTTGTTAGATGGCGGTACATAGGTGAATCACCTGATGATTATGGATGGCCTAATTATGGAAATCTAATTCTAACTGACGAATGTCACGAGGACTCCAATGTACCGGAACAAAACCATCAAGATACTTAGATCTTAATCTTATATTCAACATATCATTGATACACTTAGGATCATGTCTATGCCACCATTGTAAAAGAAACTCTTGCATCTTTGCTTTGTTCTTTTCAGTGTAGACTACTATTGTATCTTTTATAAGTAAACTTTTATCGTATTCTAAAACTTCTTTAGAGGAACCATAATAATTAACATATTGTTTTTCTGGTTTTTGAGAGAAACCTATGTAATATCTTCCATCTGGAAAATAAGTTACATAAACTCTAAAAACTTTTTTCGCTTTTCCCATATAAATATTTAGTACGTTGCTTGATGATGGATCTCGCAATAGATAGGACGGACCCGGGGGCGGTACCCGGCGCCTCCACCATAAACACTTGCATAGTTGAGTGTTTCTTATGGGGGCGAAATAGGATCGACGTATGTTGAAAAGTTTTCTTAGAGATACGTACATTAAAGTAAATGCTAAAAAAAGCACTACTTTTGCTTCAATCTTACCTGTAAAAGTCGAGCGTGTCTCACTTGTGCAGGAAGCTCTTGCAGCTTCAGCCTAGTCGACTTAGTAGCGATTAGCGGGGTGGGTACTACCTGGCAACAGAAGTGCCATTAATTTTTTAGGAGTATATTATGCCAACGCGATTTAGACCTCAAACAACACACATTTCAAATCCAAAGAAGACCTCTATTGGACGTAAACCTTCAGTAGCAATGATGAACAAAAACAAAAGAAGAAGCTTTAAAAAATATAGAGCACAAGGATCTTCACGTTGAACCATGTATTTACAAATGGATGTTCGTTCAGTACTAATAGAAAAACTGCTAACGCTAAAGTAGATACTTTTGCTAGTAGATTAGTAGCTGATCATTACAACTTAGAATCTACTCAATATGGTAGAGGAGGAAGAGGTAATAGAAGAATAGCTATTACATCAAAATTGTATTATGAATATGATACTGAGAGAAAGAAAAATGCTTTTGCTGTTATTCAATGGTCAGGTCCAGGAAGAAAAGATTACCCTGCATTAGGTTTAGACAGATGGTTAGACCTTGATACCCCTTGGAGGACATGGGTAAAGCATGAAGAGTACCAGTTCTATATGAAGCAGAAAAAGTATGATGACACAATGGATGATACATTCGATACTTGTAATAACATACTAGATCTGCAGAATTACTTTAAATTAAACGGTATTAAATATGTTATGTATTTCGGGTTACCACAGACTTTTGATCTTAGAACTCGAGATAGTCAACTGCTCTACGAAATGGTAGATTGGTCTAAAGTATATAAAAAAGATACAGACCATTTAACTTTTTGTAGAGATAATAACTACCAACTCGAAGCTGGAGTTGATGAGCATCCATCTTATGATGGACATAAATTATGGGCGGAGGGACTCTTAGAGTTCATAGAAAATGGTAAACTTCTTTAAAAAAATTATTACAAAAATTAGAATTTATTTTGAGATGAAGAAGAAGATCAAAGAAATGAAATCTAAAGATCCATTTATATATCACTAATGGAAAATAAAATTATTTGGGGAGTATCTGCATACTTCCATGACGCTGGACTAAGCGTAATTAAAAACGGTGAGATTGTTTTTGCAGCTCACTCTGAAAGATATTCTGGTATAAAGCATGATAAGCATCTTAATGATAAGATCATTAAGGAAGCCTTAAAGTTTGGTAAACCTGATGCTGTAGCATGGTATGAAAAACCTTGGAAAAAGAATATTAGAAAGCTATTAACTGGTGAATGGAGATACTCTCCTTTCGATACTCATCCAGAAACATATATGCAATCATTCGGTATTGATGCTCCTGTTCAATTATTTGACCATCATTATACTCATGCAACAGCAGGTTATTATTCAAGTCCATTTAGAGATGCTGCTATTGTAGTTATAGATGCTATTGGTGAATTTGAAACTATTACAATTTGGGATGCGGATGGTCACAATATTAAAAAAGTATGGAGTAGAAAATTACCTCATAGTTTAGGTTTATTGTATTCAGCATTTACTAAGAGAGTCGGACTTAAACCATTAGATGAAGAGTATATTACAATGGGTATGGCTGGTTGGGGCATGCCTACTTTTACTAAACAAATAAAAGAAGATTTGGTAGATATTAAAAAACTAAAATTAAGAATGAATGTGCATCAAGGTATTGGTAATTATTTACCTCTAGCTGAAAAAGAAGATCTAGCATGTAGTATTCAAGTAGTTACAGAAGAGTTTATTTCAGAAGTAATGCATAAAGCAAATATACTTACTGGTAGAACTAATGTAGTTTTTATGGGTGGAGTCGCTCTTAACTGTGTAGCAAATAGAATATTATATGATTATTTTGATCATGTATGGATTATGCCTAATCCTGGAGATTGTGGTTCTTCATTAGGAGCTGCTTTAGCACATTATGATGACTTTTGTAAATGGCCTGGTCCTTATCTTGGAACTAAGATTCCTGGAATATACCCTGTATATGATATTATAGACGAACTTAAGAAAAATAAGATTGTAGGTGTAGCATCAGGAAGAGCTGAATTTGGTCCTAGAGCATTAGGACATAGAAGCTTACTAGCAGACCCAAGAGGTAATGAGATTAAAGATACGGTCAACAATATTAAAAGAAGACAAATGTTTAGACCATTTGCTCCAGCTATTCTCAAAGAACATGTTAATGAATATTTTGATATTGTAACTGATGACTCACCTTTCATGCAATTTGTAGGTAATTGTAAAAAACCAGATGAGTTTCCAGCTATAATACATGTAGATGGTTCTAGTAGAGTTCAAACTGTAGGTAAAGATGATAGTCCAGGTTTTAGAATGCTATTAGAAGAATGGTATAAAGAAACTGGATGTCCTATGCTATTGAATACCTCTCTTAATATTAGAGGTGAACCTATGGTAAATACAAAAAGAGATGCAAAAAGATTTGAAAAGAAATATAATGTAAAGGTTTGCTCTTAATGTGCGGAATTAATGGTATAACTGAAGGTAATCAGTTAGCTAGAATTTATAGAATGATGGAGCATACAAAGAGAAGAGGGCCTGATGGTTCTTCTACTTGGACTAATCATCATGTATCTTTCGGACATAACTTATTAGCTATCTATGGAGATATAGGTCAATCTTTACAACCTTATCTTTATAAAGATAGCGCACTAATATTCAATGGTGCTATCTATAATCATAAAGAGTTTTATCCTGAGTATGAAATAGATACTCATGCTGTAGCTAAAGGATTATATGAGGAAGGTCCTAAGTTTTTAAGTAAATTAGAAGGTATGTGGGCTTTAGCTTTCTATAAAGATGGTAAGTTAATTATAGCAAGAGACCATTTTGGAGTTAAACCTTTATTTTATAGAAATACTAACAAAGGTATGATATTTTCATCATCTATGCATGCATTAGAAAGAAAAGAAACTAAATTAAATCTTTTTGCTTTTGCTCTTTATAGACAATTTGGATATGTTCCTGGTTACTTAACTTTAATTGATGAAACTTTTAAATTAACTCCAGGGCAGATAATTGAATATGATTGTTTAACAAGAAAAAGAGTAACAACTAATGTATGGGATGATTATAATTTTATAAATGATTTAGATGTTAGTAAAGAACAGTTTAGAGATGAACTTGAGGAAGCAATTAGAAAAAGTTATATTGGTGTTAGACAGCGAGGTGTTTTTCTTTCTGGTGGTCTTGATAGTACTTCTGTTGCTCACTATCTAGAAGAAAAGAATACATTCACATCAAGATATGAGCCTCAATCAGCTAACTTTAATGACGATGCTGATATGGCTCAAAAAATGGCTGAAGAATATAATTTTAATCATTGTAATATTAATATTACTCCAGAAAATTATTATGCTGATTTAGAAGAAGCTATGTTAGCTTTAGAGCAACCTGTATTCAATAAATCTACTCCATCTTATTTTACAATTAATAGAGCTCTAAAAGAAGCAGGAACTATTGTTACTTATTCTGGAGATGGTGGAGATGAGATGTATACAGGTTATATAACTCATGGTAGATATGATAATACAGATAATCCATTTAGGGACCATTATAGAGCTATTGCGTGGAAACCTAAAAAACGAATGAATGTATTAGATCAAAGTTTAGAAATGGGAGAAGTAGCTTATGTCAACTATATGGAAAGCTGGTTTCCTGGTAACGTTTTTGGTGATGATCACCTTAACAACTGTTTGTTTGTAGAAATGCTTACAAGAGTATCAGAAGACTTTTTAACTAGAAATGATAAGTTTGGTTCATATTTTGGAATGGAAGGAAGATTTCCTTTACTCAATCAAAAGTTCTATAAGTACGTGATGGGTATACCTTCATTAATTAAAATGGAAAATTTAGAACCTAATAAGTACGCTAATGGTGAATATAAGTTTTTAGCTAGAGATAGTTTAAAAGGTATTCTACCTGAATATATTATTAACAAACCTAAAACAGGATGGTCTATTCCAGATAATGAATGGAGAAAGACTCAACAGAAGTTTAGAGATAAGATGGTTAGTCGTATAAGAGAACCATTAGATAATAAAATAGATAACTTAGTTGATTGGCAAAGAGCAGATGGAGTAAAGACTTTCTACGCTTCAGCTTTCTTTAAAACTTGGGCTAAGAACGTTAACTTAACATTATAAATAAACTATCGTTGGGGTTTCCATACCCGGAAGTAAGCTATTTTGCTGAAGCAACGCACTTTAACTGTAAAAGGAAGAAGTGTTATGACAAATATAATCGAAACTAAATTTGGAACCTTGGTTAATACAAAAAAGATAGCCGCAGGAAGTGCATCTAGTATAAAAAAATCTGGAGCATTTTATAATTTTTCAATACGTATTACTAATGATGATATAAGAGAATACTCATTTACAGATCTCACAAGAGCTGAATATATGAGAAGAATTATGATTGGTCATTTAGAAGAAAAAATTAAAAACGATTCGAAAAATATTCCTAAAACTGCATAAAAATATTCGAGTAACTAACTATAAATAACGTACACTAGCCGAGTAATCGGGAGTGACAACCGTCTTGCATAACAAATGGAGGCAAATATGACTGGTACTTTTATGTTCCCAAGGAACGCTTTTTTAGGTTTCGACCATCTCTTAAACGAGATCGATAACATCGGCTTACACGCTAAGGATACATATCCACCGCACAATGTAGTGAAGTTAAGCGCCACAGAGCACTTAGTTGAGCTAGCAATAGCGGGATTTAGCAAAGAAGATATTAAGATTGAGGTAAAAGAGCACGTATTAACTATTACAGGAAATCGTGAACGTCGAAGACCACAGGAAATGTATGTCCACAAGGGCATTTCAGCTCGTAAGTTTACTAAATCTTATAGGCTGTCTGAGTACACCGAAGTTACAGGTGCTGATATTACTAATGGAATTCTTGTCATTAATCTTGAAGTTAAACTTCCAGAAGAAAGAAAACCTAAAGTAATTAATATTAACTAATCAGCGACTCTCATTTTTAATTAAGTCAAAAATGGAGTAAACCAATGACTGCAATAACTCAAACTACATATAATGTCACATGTAAGATATGTGCTTCAATTGCTAACGCATTAAAAGAAACATTAAGAGCTATCATAGTAGGTAGACAGATGTCAGCTAATGTACAAGTAGCAAGAGAATTACAACAACTAGGATTCTATGGCAGAGATCAAGATTTAAGGCATATTATTATGCAATTAAATGACAAGACTGCTAAAGAATACGAAAAGAGATCTTAAGTGTGGCCTTATTCAGATGAAGAAAATGATTGGTTAAGTAGCTAAACATTTTCGAAAAACTTACTATAAATATTGAGGCAGTCGAAAGATTGCCTCTTTATTTTTTTCAGGTCGCTCCTGCGAATAAAACAGCTAACGAGGATAATATGAACTTACTAGATAAACTTAAGAAAACTTCTACTGTCAAGCAAACTGCTATACTCTCCGAAAGTAAACTCTTTAATAAGAAAGATATGATCACTACAGATATACCTGTATTGAATATTGCTTTGTCGGGCACTATCGATGGTGGATTAACCCCTGGACTAACTGTTATTGCTGGTCCTTCTAAACACTTTAAATCTAACCTTGCTCTTATAATGACATCTGCTTATCTTAAAAAGTTTCCAGATGCTATTTGTCTATTATATGATACTGAGTTCGGTATCACTCCTGATTACTTAACTGCTATGGGTGTTGATCCTAAGAGATGCTTGCATACTCCTGTAGAGCATGTAGAGCAGCTTAAGTTTGATATTGTTAAGCAATTAGAGAATATTGATAGAGGTGATAAAGTCATTATTATGATTGACTCTATTGGTAACTTAGCTTCTAAGAAAGAACTAGAAGATGCTATGAATGAGAAATCTGTTGCAGATATGTCTAGAGCTAAAGCATTGAAAGGTCTGTTTAGAATTATAACTCCTTATCTAACTACTAGAGATATTCCTGCTGTAGTTATCAATCATACTTATAAAGAGATTGGTTTATTTCCTAAAGATATTATGTCAGGTGGTACTGGTATATACTACTCTGCTAATCAGATATTCTTTATGGGTAGACAGCAAGAGAAAGAAGGTACTGAAATCGCTGGTTATAACTTTATGATCGGTGTAGAGAAGAGTCGATTCACAAAAGAAAAGACTAGAGTTCCTTTAGTAGTAACTTGGGATGGTGGTATCTCTAAATGGGGTGGATTACTAGAAATAGGTATGTTATTAGGTTGGGTAAGAAAACCTTCTAATGGATGGTATGAAGGTATCAATCCTACTACTGGTGAAGTTATGACTGATAAAAAGAGAAAAGCAGATACAAGTAACTCTGACTTCTGGATTCCTTTATTCAAAGCTGGAATGGCAGATGCTGTTGCTAAAAAGTTTTCTATTGCATCAAGCAAAGGTATAGTAGAAGAAGATAATGAAGATAGAACTATAGAGGTAGAAGTAAATGAAACCGAATCCTAAAAATTATGAAGGCTTTGTAGATCCAGAAGGCGGTGAATGGATTAAAGTTAAAACTGGAATGTATAAAGGTGCTATTTGGCGTCCTGCAGATATGAAACTAGTTAATGAAGAAACCGGAGAAGTATCTTATCAGATTGAATTACTTGGCGGTGATATCAAATCTTGGAATACAAGAGCTAAAAAAGTATTTTTTAAAATGGCTGATAGTATTATATCAGAAATATTAGGTAAAGGAGTAGTGCGTGAACGACAAGACAGCGATAGTGATTCCAGCGAGACTTGAGAGTACAAGATTTCCTGAAAAAATGTTAGTACCAGTTACAGATATGCATTGTCTTATTCAGAGAGTAGAGCATTGGTGTAAAATGGTTACTGAGAATGTATTTGTAGCTACTGATAGTAAAAAGATAGCAGCTTTATTTCCTGATAATCACATTATGACTTCTGAAGAAGCTGAAAATGGAACTGATAGAGTTGCAGAAGCAATGGAACAATTACCTTTCTTTGATAAATTTATAAACGTTCAAGGTGATCTTATTGACCCTCCTATTCACAGTTTTCATGATATTGAGAAAAGACTTGATCATAATAGAGTAGTTACTGTTTGTTCTAATATGGATAAAACAGATCAATTAGATCCAAATTCAGTCAAGTGTATTAACAATAATTATTTTGCTAATTGGTTTCTAAGAGCTCCAGTCCAATATGGAGACTGGCACTTAGGTATATATGGATATACAAGAGCAGCTTTAGGTGCATATAAGTATCTAAATGTATATGAATCTGAGATGATTGAATCATTAGAACAATTAAGATGGTTAAGTAATGGTTTTGATATTGGAGTTATCTTTACAGATGAACCTGCTGCAGAAATTAACACAGAAGAAGATTTAATTAAATGGAAGGAAAAACAATGAACCCGAACCCTCATTATGTGAATATGGTAATTAACTTTAGTATATTAGGTACATTAATCTACGTAGCTTTACAGGTATCTTAATGGCAGTTGACTCTAACGAACTAAGAAAAGCTATACTTCATAACTTAGTTGTTAACGAAGAGTATTGTAGAAAAGTACTACCGTTCTTAGATAAAGAATACTTCGCAGAAGCATCTGAAAGAATTGTACTTGAAGAGATTAACAAATATTATGGTAAACATAATGTTAGTCCTAAGTATCAAGCTTTAAAGATTGAAATAGAATCTAGAGATGATCTTACTGAAGGTGTATATAAAGAGTTATCTAAATTTACTGATGAAAGAGTACCAGATATACCTAAAGTAGAATGGTTAGTTTCTAAGACTGAAGAATGGTGTCAAGAGAAAGCTATTGTTAATGCTGTCTTTAAAGCTGTTAATGTAATAGGTGGTGAAGATAAGAAGACTTCTCAGTCTGCATTACCTGAGATACTTAGAGAAGCTATATCTACTTCTTTTGATAAGTCTGTAGGTCATGACTTTATAGAAGATGTAGAAGATAGATGGGAATTTTATCATAAGAAAGAAGAGAAAGTACCTTCTGGTTTAGAGCATTTTGATTATATTCTTAGAGGTGGTTTTCCTTCGAAGACTCTAGGTGTTATAATGGCTGGTACTGGTGTAGGTAAATCTTTGTTTATGTGCTCTATGTCATCTAACTTATTAGAGTCAGGTCATAACGTTCTGTATATAACTATGGAGATGGCTGAAGAGAAGATAGCTCAGAGAATAGATCAGAACTTACTTAACTTATCCCCTGAAGACTTAGATAATATTGGTAAAGACTCGTTCTTAAAACGATTTGATAACCTGAAGATTAAAACTAGAGGTAGATTAATAGTTAAAGAGTATCCTACTAAATCTGTTCATGCAGGTCATTTTAGAGCTCTTTTGAAAGAGTTAGAATTAAAGAAAGACTTTAAACCTGATTTAGTATGTGTTGACTATCTTAATATTTGTGGTGCTATGGGTATAAGTAAACAAGCTAATAGTTATGAACAAGTAAAAGCTACTGCTGAAGAGCTTAGAGCATTAGCTATGGAGTTTAATATTCCAGTATTGACTGCTACTCAGACTAATAGACAAGGTTATAGTGATGCTGATGTAGATATAACTTCTGTTAGTGAATCGTTTGGTTTACCTATGACTGCTGATTATTTCTTTGCTATGACTACTAACGATAAATTAAGAGATGAAGGTATTATTAGATTCTCTCAGTTAAAGAATAGATATGGTGATCCTGCTGATAGACGTAATTGGTTATTAGGTGTAGATTATAGTAGAATGAGAATAGAAGATATGCCAGATCAACCTGCTCATATAGATGCATTAAATGAAGCAGAAAATAACAAACAAACCGATACTAAATCTATTATGGACATCAACTGGAATTGATAAATAATAATAGTTAGTTATGGAAGAGTCAATGCCACCACGTAAAGAAAATAAAACCCCCGGAAAAAATTTACTAGGAAATATTAGAGAGCGTCTTTCTATAGTAGAAGATAGACTAGATGAAATAGCTAGTCTATTAGAGTATGAGTTTTTGTCAAAAGATGATCCAGAAAGATTAGCTGTTGTAGAAGAAAGATTAGAGCATAGGCTTAGAGAAGAGAAACGAAGAGAAGAACTTGAAAAGATTCAATACGAAAAAGAAGAGAAAGAAAGAATAGAACAAGCAGCTGCTGATCTATTAATAGCTCAAGAAGAAGAACGTAAAAGAATCTTAGCAGAAGAAGAATTAAGACGAAACCCTCCTCCTCCTGTTAGTCCATATAAACCAGGCACAATAGAACATGCTAACTGGAAAAGAAAAACATTTGGACAAAAGAAACAGAAAAAAGCTCTGAAATAATGGATGACAGCACAATGTATTGGAAAACAGATCCTGAAGATCTGTGGATACATGATAAGCTTATTCTAAGTAGAAAGTTAGGTTATGTTTGCGGACCTCACGGAGTTGATGTTCCTAGAATAGGTAAATATATTATTAGACCTTGCGTTAATTTTATGGGTATGGGACGAGGTGCTTACTTTGATAGATTCTGGACTAAGACAACAGATAACAAAATGCCTGAAGGGTCTTTCTGGTGTGAGATATTTAAAGGTAAACATATATCAGTAGACTATGTTAACAAGAAGCAAGTGTTAGCTGTACAAGGTGTTCGTAAAACGAATACAAATTTATGGAGATGGTCTAAATGGAAAAAGATAGAATCTAATATTCCTTACCCTGATGTTCTCAAAAAACTTAAAAATAACTATAAGTATATTAACTGTGAATTTATAGGTGATAAGCTTATTGAAGTACATTTAAGAGGTAACCCTGATTGGGCTTTGATACCTAAAGCAAAAGAACTTATACCTGTATTTAAAGATGATATTGTCATTATGCCTTCTGAAAAATATCAATGGGTAGATTCAAAAGATTTTAAAAGATTAGGCTTTTACTGGAAATAATTTATAAAACTTACTATAATAATATTAGCGAAACTGAAAAAAAGGCGATATTATGATTTTATTAGATTATTCTTCTGTAATGATGAGTTCTATCTTTTCTAGGATAGATGATTACGAAAACGATGTAGATTTGTTACGTCATCAGATCTTTAATATCATAAGATTATACAATGTTCAGTATCGTAGTGATTATGGAGAGATGATTCTATGTATGGACGGTGGAAAAAACTGGCGTAGAGAACGTTATCCCTTCTATAAAGCGAATCGTCGTAAAAGCCGTAATAACTCAGTCCATGATTGGGATGCGATCTATTCTATATTGAATAGTGTTCGAGATGAAATGACAACGATGTCCCCTTTCAAATGCATTCGCATTGATCGTTGTGAAGCTGACGACGTAATAGCTACATTGGTTGAGAAGCAAACCTCTCCGGAACCTGTACTTATCATCTCTCCTGATCGCGATTTTGTTCAATTACAAAAATACCCTAATGTTAAGCAATTTTCTAATATACAGAAGAAATGGATAGAACCTAAAGTTTCTGCAGATTATGACTTACAAGAAAAGATTCTCAAAGGCGATATGGGAGATGGTGTACCTAATGTACTATCTGAAGATAACGTTTTTGTAGAAGAAAATAGTAGGCAAACGCCTCTTCGTAAAGCAAAATTTGAAGCTCTCCTCAAAGATCCAGAAGCTTTAGGTACTACCATATCTAGACGAGTTATTCGTAATAGAGACTTAGTAGATCTAGATAGAACTCCTGATGACATTAAAGATGAAATTATGGCTAGCTTTAATGGTGAACACGAAGGATCAATAAATAGTTTAATGACTTTATTTACTAAAAGACAAATGAAGATGTTGCTCGAAGCACTTCCGGATTTCGAAACGAATAAATAAAGTGGATCCAAAAAAGACAGTTTAATAAGGAGACTCCAAAATGGCTCATAGAAAACAGAACGTGTTCACAGCGAACGCTAATGGCGAAGGACAATTAAAAAACGGAAAGAGCTACGTACCTGCGATTGATAATAAAGGACACGATTCAGAACATCTTATAGCTTTCAAAGGCGGTTTCGGAATCGGTAATCCTGTGTATGATAGTAGACAAGGTAAAGTAGTATATTCATTTGAAGTTTTAGATGCCCTTCCAGGTACAATCATGACAGACTCTGATTATGTAACTCAAGAAGATACTATTGGTAAAAATGGTATTACATTAGGTACAACATCAGCGATAGCATTTGATAGTGAAAACACTAGATATACTCTAACGTTTAATAGTATTGACTCAGATGCAGTAACTGCTGTTAACTCAGGTAGAACTTATATTTGGTCAGAAGAATTCGGTACAGAAAACTATGTAATTGAAGGTTATGTAACTAAGACTACAGGAGCAAGTCCTGATTCAACTCTTGGTGTAATTCCAACATCTTCTAACATAGGCTGGAAAGCTGCACAAGCAGATGGCACATTATCAATTATTTACGATGCAAATAATAAAGTAATGGCTAGAGGCAAAACTATTAACGATGATAAGAATCGTTATGCAGATGCTGACTCAGACTTTATGTTCTCTGACAATGTTGCGTAATTTAAATTATGAAACTAGCGGTTTTTACATTTGGGAGAATGAATCCTCCTACAATAGGTCATGAAAAACTAATTAACAAATTAAGAAAGGTTGCCCGAATGTCAAGAGGGCAGCCTCTCTTGTTTGCTAGTCAAAGTCAAGACGCTAAAAAGAACCCATTAGATTACAATACAAAAATTCGAATCTTAAAAACCTCGTTTGGACAAATCGTTCAAAGAACCAACTCTAATACTATAATGAAAGTTATGGCTGAACTTCAAGATAAAGGTTACGAAGAAGTAATCCTTGTTGCTGGTTCAGATAGAGTTAAAGACTTCAATGATTTACTGCAAAAATATAATGGAACTGACTATAACTTTAAAAATATCAAAGTTGTAAGTGCAGGACAAAGAGACCCTGACGCAGACGGAGCCGAAGGAATGAGTGCAAGTAAGATGAGAGAATTAGCTAAGGATGAAAACTTAGACGAGTTCAAGAAAGGCTTACCTTTGAAAGCGCAAAGGATGGCTAAAGATATATTAAGAAAAGTTAGACAAGGAATGAAATTATGATTAAAGCGAAAGATATGCAAGTATTTGAAATACTTGAAGAATTTGATAAAACCGTAGGTAGATCTCAAAAGGTTAATTATCTTAAAGAATATAGAGAACATACACCATTAACGTATGTACTAAAATTTAATTATTGTGATACAATAAAATCATTAATTCCTGAAGGGAGGCCTCCTTTCAATGACGAACCAGATGATGGACCTAGTAAGGCATCTCTGTGGCAATACCTAAACGTGTTTCCTAATTTTGTACAATCTAATCAAGCAGCTCAAGTTAAACCTCTTCAAAGAGAGAAATTGTTTATTGAGATGTTAGAAGCTATAGCAGTTGAAGAAGCTAATATGATTATACTTGCTAAAGATAGAGAGTTAGAAAAACTATATCCTTCTTTAGATATTGGAATAGTAAGAGAAGCTTTCCCTAATCTTGAAATTCAGACTAAACAAGAAGCTAAAGAGCAGTCTGAAGAAGAGAAGAAAGCTGATATCTTAGCTGTTATCCAAGATAAAAAAGAACAATTAAAGTCATTACAAACTGAAATAAAAGATCTTACAAAAGAAGCGAAAGCGTATAGTGAATGATATTAGAACAAAATCTATTTCCTTATAACATAAGTGAACTTAAACCTGCAATTAATGAAGTGGGTTTCGATCAACACTTTAACCATGTTTATAAAACTTATATTGATGATTTCAATTTGAGCAAAGGTGATATTCCTTTTAATAAAGCTGGTGCTCATCTTCATTCTCTCTATTTTGATAATATTAGAGAATATAGAGATCAAAATAAACCGAATGGTAAAATAGAGCAAATTATTAATAATAGATATGGCTCTCATAATAATTTTTATATTACAATACTTGAACAAGCTGAAAGGCTTCAAGGTAATGGATGGTTGTGGATGA